CTCTATTAACTATAGAGTATTATCAATTACAAGTAATACAGTATTAACATTAGATAGTAATGTACAAACAGCAGCTTCAAGTCAAACTGTAAAAAAAAGTGGTGTACTTGCTGCAGCTTTATCTGGTTCAACAACTATAACTAGAAGTAATCAATCAAATAATCAATTTGCTACTTTTGAATCAGATGGTGCTTATGGTAGTTTATATATTACTGATAGTACTAATAAAATAGCAGAGTTTCAAATAACAGTATTAGGTGGAGTTAACACTTACTACTTTGAAGAATTAGCTTCTCCAGCTCCTTCTAATCCTAAAGTATGTGAAATATTTTCAGAAAGATTAGTAGTAGCAGGACAAACATCTTCAACAAGTACAGTAGTTTATAGTGCTAGATTAAAGCCATATGACTTTGAAGGTTCTTCAGCAGGTGAAATAGATGTTGGAGATATTATTGTAGGTATAAAAGTATTTAGAAATAGCTTAATTATATTTTGCAAAAATAGTATCTTTGAGTTGACAAGCCTTGATTCTACCCCTATAATTAAGTCTATAACCAAAAATATAGGTTGTGTAAATGGAAATTCTATTCAGGAGATTGGGGGAGATTTAATCTTCCTAGCACCTGATGGATTAAGAACAGTTGCAGGTACAGCTAGAATTGATGATGTTGAAATTGGTTCTATTAGTAGAAAAATTTTACCTTTAATAAATAATCTATTAAAAAATATTCAACAGTACACTATCTCTAGTATGGTTATTAGAGAAAGAAGTCAGTATAGATTATTCTATCATAAGTCAGGTCAAGCTAAGTCAGGACAATTAGGAATTATTGGAACTTTTAAATTTGATTCAAATGGAGTTCCTGCTTTTGAGTGGAGTGAAACAAAAGGAATGGAATTAAAATTTTGTTCTTCAGAATTAAATCCTCAAAACGAAGAAGTTAAGTTTGGTGCAAATGAATCTGGTTACATTTATGAAATAGATAAAGGTAACAATTTTGATACATCAACTATAAATGCAAGATTTCAAACACCAGATATGGATTATGGTGATAATGGTTTAAGAAAAAGTTTATATAAAGTTAAAACTAATATTGAACCTGAAGGTACACAAAACAATTTAAAGTTAAGAATTAGATATGACTTTGATAATTCTGAAGTTCCTCAACCAGGAGAATTTTCAGTTGGTAATTTAAGTAGTGCTTCTCTCTTTGGACAAGCTACTGCTTTATTTGGCTCTGCTTTTTTTGGAGCAACAACACTACCAAGTAAAAGTGTTTTAGTAACAGGAAGTGGATTCTCAAATAGTTTTAGATTTTTCACTAACGATACAGATGCAGCATACTCAGTTAATGGAATGTTTGTATCATTTATAGCAGGAGGAAGAAGATAATATGGCAGGTTATGTAAGACAAAGTACAATAGCAGATGGTAATACAATTGATGCATCTTTATTTAATAATGAATTTGACGCACTCTTAGCAGCATTTGTAAACACTACAGGACACAAACATGATGGTACTGCAGCTAATGGTCCAGTAATTGGATTGATTGGTGATGCAAGTTTAGCTACTCCTTTAAACAAAATTCTTATAGACACTCCTAACAATCATTTAGAGTTTAATGTTAATGTTAGTGGTAGTGCAGTAGAACAAATTAAAATACAAGATGGTGGAATTGTACCAACTACTAATAATGATATTGATTTAGGTACTTCATCTTTACAATTTAAAAATGGTTACTTTGATGGTACTGTAACTTTAGATGGTTTAGTTATTGGTTCAGCAACATCTATTACAGATGTAGATACAAATTTAAGTACAGTTTCATCTAGTGATGATACACTTGCTAGTGCTAAAGCAATTAAAACTTATGTTGATGCACAAGTAGGTACATCAGATACTCTTGCAGAAGTTTTAGCAATTGGTAATACTACAAGTGGTACAGATATACAAACTACTACTGACGATAAAATTATATTTCGTCAAGCTGCAGTTAATATTAATTCAAGTACTGCTGGAACTCTTAATTTAAATGCAAATACTGAAGTACAGATAACAACTCCTTATATAGATTTAACTGCAGCATCAGTAGCTTTAGGTGGTAATTTAAATGTAACTGGTAGTGTAGAACTTGATAGTCTTAAAGGAACAGGTTCAGTATCAATTACAGATATAGCTGATGAAGATAATATGTCTTCAAATAGTGCTACAAAATTAGCAACACAACAATCAATTAAAAGTTATGTAGATACAGCAGTAGCTACTATTCCAGTTGGAGATATTACTTCAGTTGTAGCAGGTGCTGGTATGACAGGTGGAGGAGTATCAGGTGATGTAACTTTAAATGTTATAGGTGGTGCAGGTATTACAGCTAATGCAGATAATATTACTATTGATAATACAGTTGCAACATTAACTGGTTCTCAGGTTCTAGCATCTAAAACTTTAACTAGCCCAGTATTAAATGGAACTCTTAGTGGTTCAGCATTCTTAGATGAAGATAACTTTTCTTCTGATTCAGCTACAGCAGTTGCATCACAACAATCTATTAAAGCATATGTTGCTACTCAAGTTTCAGCAGGAGACCTTACTGCAATCGTAGCAGGAACAGGTTTAAGTGGAACAGATTTATCAGGACCAATTCCAACTTTAAATATTGATACATCTACAACAGTTGATAAAACAACTGCACAAGTTTTAACAAATAAATCAATTGATTCTGATAACAATACTATTACTAATATTGTTAATGCTGACATTAAAGCTAATGCAGCTATTGCTGGTAGCAAACTTGCTGCTGGTATTGATGCAACTAAACTTGCAGATGGTTCAATAACAAATACAGAATTAAAGTATATAAATACTTTATCAGATAATGCTCAAACACAAATAGATAGTAAACAAGCTACAATAGATTCAAGTGCTAGATTAAATGCTAATTTAGTAGGAGATGGTTCAGTAGATAATACTGAATTTGGTTACATCAATGGTGTAACTTCAGCAATACAAACACAAATCAATACAGCGACTGCTAATATTTCTACGAATACTACAAATATAGCTACTAAAGCTTCAGCAGGTTTTGCTGTGGCAATGGCAATTGCTTTATAATTTGTGTTGACAGTTAAACAATAAAATGGTATAATTAGGATAATTCTATGGCACAAGATTTCGAAAATAGTTTACAACGAAACATATCAAATTCATCAGGGTCTGCAACTGTTTTAAGAACAGCAGCAAATTCAGATGATGCAATAATAGGAGTAAGGTGTGCAAACACTTCTGGTACTGCTGTTAATGTAACTGTATATGTTAAAAATGGAAGCAACATTTATCACATTATTAAAGATGCACCTATCCCTACTGGTGGTTCTTTAGAATTAATTGATGGTGGTTCTAAAGTTGTATTACAGAATGGCGATTCAGTTGAAGCTTATGCTTCGGCAGCTTCATCTGTTGATATAATTACAAGTGTTGTAGATACTATCTCAGCATAATAAACAAGGAAACAATTAAGTATGGCATATGTCGGTAAAGCTCCTGCTAACGCAGCTTTAACATCAAGTGATATTAATAATGGAATAATTACTGCAGATAAACTTGCAAGTAATTCTGTTACTGAAGTTAAAGTAAATGCAGATGCTATCACAAATGCTAAAACAGAATTTACACCTGGACTAACTATTAAAGGTGATGGTTCTTCAGCAGATGGAAAATTAATTCTTAACTGTTCACAAAATTCACATGGAGTTTCAATAGCTGGACCTGCACATTCTGCAGGACAAAGTTATAATTTAGTTTTACCAACAAGTGTTGGAAGTAATGGACAAGTACTTGCTACTAATGGTAATGCAAATAATCAATTAAGTTGGGTATCTGCACAAGAAACTAAACCTACAGTTGCTAATGTATCTCAAACTATTGCTCCAGCAACAGCTACAACAATAAATATTACTGGTACAAACTTTGTAGCAATACCTCAAGTACAATTTATTAATGGTACAACAGGTGCAATTTTAAATTCTAATACTGTTAGTCTTACAAATGCAACTACCCTTTCAGTTAACTGTACTTTAGCTACAGGAAATTATTATGTTAGAGTAGAGAATCCAGATGGTAACGCAGGAAGAAGTACGAATAATATTATTACAGCTTCTACAGCACCTACATGGTCTACAGCAGCAGGTTCAATAGGTTCAGTAGCAGGTTCTTTTTCTGGTGCAGTTGCAACAGTTGCAGGTAGTTCAGATTCTACAGTAGCTTATTCAGAAACAACATCAGTATTAACAAATGCTGCACAAGCAAACTGTTCATTAAATAGTTCAACAGGTGCAATCACAACATCAAATTTTGGTGGTAGTTCTACTACAGCTACTACTTACACATTTACTTTAAGATTAACAGACGCAGAAGGACAAACAGCAGATAGAGTATTTAGTTTAACTTCTAGCTTCTATACTGGGTCAACAGGTGGAGGACAATTTAACTAATGAATACAAAATTAACAAGAACACCAAGTTCAGCAAGTAATAGAAAAACATTTACAATTTCACTTTGGTTTAAAATAGGAAAACACCCATTTACTGATGGTGCAGGTGGAGATTCAAGAGAAATAATTGGTCAGACTTCTAGTAGTTATTTTAGATGTATGATTCAATCAGCTGGAACAATAAGATGTTATAATGAAAGTGGTGTTAATTTAGTTACTAATAGAAAATTTTTAGATAAATCTGCTTGGTATCATTTAGTTATCAGAGCTGATACAACACAGTCAACTGCAGATGATAGATTTAGAATATACATAAATGGTGTTGATGAAAGAACAGTAGGTGGTTATTCAACAGATACAAAACCTTCACTAAACGCAGATTTAGCTTGGAATGTAACAGCAGTTCATCAAATAGGTGGACACAGTAATAATTATGATTATTTTAGTGGAGTGTTGTCAGATATTATTAATATTGATGGGCAATCACTAGCACCTACTTCTTTTGGAGAAACAGATACCGATACTGGAGAATGGAGAATTAAAGATTTAACTTCAACTTCTTTTACTTGGGGTACTAATGGTTTTATGATTTTACATAATGGAAATACTATTACAGACCAATCATCAAATTCTAATAATTTTGCTTTAGCTAGTGGTACACTTACAAAAACAGAAGATAATCCAAGCAATAATTTTGCTACATTAAATCCTTTAGATAATTATTATGCTAATGCTACATTTAGTAATGGTAATACAAAAATTACTACAGGTACTAGTAGAGAAGCTAGTGTCACAGCAACTATACCAATGTTTAAAGGTAAATATTATTGGGAAGCTAAAACATTAAGTTCATCAGCACCTTTTCTAGGTATTCAACCTATACCAAGTTTTGGAAATACTGCTTCTCCTGCACCTTTACAATTAAATGGTTATGGTTTGTTAAGTACAGGTAAAGTTGAAACAACAAATGGAAGTGGTGGAAGCATTGTTCTTGCAACTTATGCAACTTATACAGCAGGAGATATAATAGGAATAGCTGTAGATTTAGATTCAGCACAAAACAAAATATATTTTTATAAAAATGGTTCAATATTAGGTGCTTCTGGAGTTAATATAACTTCAGTAGGTTCTACATCACAAGGTATGTATTTAGTAGCTTTTGGAGTTATAGCAGGTCAAGATACTATAGAAGTAAACTTCGGCAATGGCTACTTCGGAACAACAGCAGTATCTAGTGCAGGAACTAACGCAAGTGGCAATGGAATATTTGAATATGATGTACCAACAGGCTATACAGCTTTATCAACAAAAGGATTAAATTTATAATGGCTTATACTACAATAAATAAGAGCAGTTTGCACATGAACACTAAGCTCTACACAGGTAACGCATCAACAAATGCTATTACAGGTGTTGGTTTTCAACCAGATTTTACTTGGATAAAAGATAGAAATAATATTAGAAATCATGTTTTAACTGATGCAGTTAGAGGTGTTACCAAAAATATTTTTTCCAATACTACTGGTACAGAATCAACTGATACCTCAACATTAACTGCATTTAATTCAGATGGTTTTACATTAGGTAATGGAACAAAAGTAAATGGTAATAGTATTAATTTTGCATCATGGAACTGGAAAGCAAATGGTGCAGGTTCAGCTAATACAGCAGGTTCTATAAACTCAACTGTTTCAGCTAATACAACAGCAGGTTTTTCAATATGCTCATGGACAGGTACAGGCAGTAATGCTACAATTGGTCATGGTTTAGGTGCAATACCAAAATTTATAATTGTTAAAAAATTAAGTGGTGCAGATTCTTGGACAACTTATCATGCAAGTTTAGGTGCTACTAAAAAAATAAATTTTGATACTGGAGCAGCAGGTACACAAAGTGATAGATGGAATGATACAAGTCCTACAGATACTTTATTTAGTATAGGAACTAATGGAAGTGTTAATACAAGTGGTGCAACATATATAGCCTACTGTTTTGCAGAAAAAAAAGGCTACTCAAAATTTGGAAGCTACACAGGTAATGGAAATGTTGATGGTCCATTTGTTTACACAGGATTTAAACCAGCTTGGGTTATGACAAAACCTTCTTCTGCTACAGGAGATTGGTATATGCATGACAATAAAAGAGATGGTTACAACCCACAAAATGATTATTTAAAAGCTAATGCAACAGATGCTGAAAGTAATAATGACGATAGAATAGACTTATTATCAAATGGTTTTAAAATTAGAATAACTCATTCTAGTCAAAATAGTAATGGTGTAACATACATCTACATGGCATTCGGACAATCAATAGTAGGGAGCAATAATGTTCCT